CTATCGACAATAGGAATAGTGGCATCACACTATATACCATTTTGGTAGATGTGTCTGTGAAAAAACTTGTTAATCCGGTGAAAAAAGCATTTTTCTCTAATCCAAATATTTTTTTCTTTTCATCCATTTTATTAGTCATTCCGCAGTGTCTTTTTTAATGTTGCCTAACAGCGGTTTGGCGGCATTAAAACGACCGCCAAGCCGCCTTCCGTTAGCAACAAGGCTACGATAGTAATTCTATTAAAGCGTCTGCATGGCATGGAACTGAAAGAGAACAAAAGCATGCCAAGTCAAAACCGCGCAATTGCTCTAAATTTTCAGACATCCATTTAAATCTATCAAATTGTATGCTTGCTTCAATTTCATCAATATAATAGTAGCACATGGCATTGTTTAATATACATTCCTTGTATCGCTTTACAGATTCTTCTGCTCCTAAATCCTCCACACGAAAAGGGTTTCCCCATTTTGTTGGTCTTCCTACGTATTTCGTGTTTTCTGGTATTCTGTAGCCTTTTGTTCTTTTTCTTTGTACTCTTTTCATCATTATCGGTATTTACCTGCCCAGTTGCTAACAAAGTGTAGCCACAATAGGCGGAAAGTTAATACTAAATTGAAAAGTCAGTGTAATGCTTACTATGGTTACACTCGACCGTTGTGCGTCAGTGGGGGTTTCGTGTTTCAAGTTATCTGTATTCATGTTATTAAAATTAAGTGTTTCAAATTAAGTGTAGTGCATTTAAGCTCGCATTGACGTAAGGCTGCGAACCGTTGTGTGCTATTTTAAAGAGCGACACTACTCTACTCATTCGTTAGCTGCAATATTAAAATTACCGCCTATCACGAGTAAATGATGTGACTCTTTTGGAGTAAGTGCCTTTTACAATATTCCAATGACCATACAATTCAGTCCTTAATTTGTCTGCTTTCCTTAACAACTTAGGGTCTAATGACCCAGTTGAATTTTTGATTTGTTCTGAAATTTCATTGAGTTCAGAAACTTTTTTGTCTATTTCTTCATTTTTTAATACCACATTAACAATCTGCAAAGTATCTGGCAAATCGCATTTATTGCAGCATTGGAAATCATTTTCATCATCAAACTTATTTTTCATTTAAGGTATATTTTTTTAAGTTTTTAAATTGTTTTCACTCTATTTCAATCCATTTGTTTGGGTTGTATGTTGTTCCATAGTCATAGAATGTGCTTTGTGCGAGGTTACAGTTTAATGCTATGTAACCTGTTGCTCCGTTTCGATGTTTAGCTATGTTTGCAAAACATAGTCCGTCTGTGGTTATTGTTTCTCCTTTGTAAGATACTTCTTTTATGTCGTAATACTGCGGCCGGTAAAGCATGATGACAATGTCGGCATCTGCTTCTAATGAGCCTGATTCTCTAAGGTCTGAGAGTCTGGGTTCTGGGGGTGTTCGTCCTTCGACGTTTCTGTTTAGTTGTGATAGTGCTATAATAGTAACATCTAATTCTTTTGCAAGGCTTTTAAGTGCTTTTGTGATCTCTCCTAATTCCTGATCACGTGTTTGGCCTCTTGTTTTGTTAGTATTTATCAGTTGGATATAGTCAATTATTAGTAGTTTTATTTTATGATTTGCTTTCCATTCTATTGCTTTACTTCTAATGTCGGAAATGTTTGCAATGCTTTTGTCGTATATGTTTATTGGTGAATTTTTTATAATGTTTGTTGCACGTTGGATTTCCGTCAGTTCCGTATTAGAAATGTTTCCTCGCAAGGTTCTTGATATCGGAACTGATGATATTATTGATTTTAGTCTAAATTCCAATTGGTTTGAGCTCATTTCTAAAGAGATGAAGCCTATTGGTATATTTTGGTTTATTGCCAAATTTTTGGCGATATTGAGTGCCAGGGCTGTTTTTCCCATTCCGGGTCGTCCTGCAAGTATTATAAGGTCGGGGGCTATCAGGCCATTGATGACGTTATCAATGTCTGTAAGGCAAGTTGAAATGCCGTATCTTTTTATTTCGCCCGTCATTATTTTTTTTATTTGGTTAAGGTTTTCGGTTGCGATAGTTTGTATATCTGTCTCATTGTTTAGTTCTTCTTTTAGTTTTAATAGTTTTGTGCTAAAATTATTGATTTCCTCGTCAATATTATACTCGTCGGAGTATGCTTTTTCGATGGCTTGAGAGCACATGTTTATCAGTTCTCGTCTCATCCATCTTTCGATTAGTATAAGGCAGAAGTCGGCGGTTCGATGGCCTGATGCTATTCTTCTTGTTAGTGTGGCTATGTAATATTCACCTCCGATAGTTTCAAGTTTTTTCATCTCTTTCAACTTGTATGTAACTGTTAGCATATCAACATTTTTGCCTTCATTAAAGAGTGTTTTTATTGCTCGGAAGATAATTTTATGGTTATTCAGGTAAAATGTTTGTTCATCAACAAGTTGCAACATTGTTATTAATGCTTTTTTTTCGAGCATGGCTGCTCCTAACACTACTTGTTCAAGGTCTGGTGCTTGGGGTTGGATGTTATCGTATGTGTAGTTTGCTATAATCATTCGTTTCCGGTTAACCATATTTTTTCATGGTTAATTTGTTCTTGAGGTTGTAATTTAGTTTGAATGTTTGTTATTATTTCATTGTTGAATGATTTTTTTCGCAAGTATCTATGTAGGTGTAGTCGTTTAGACTTGTCTGGTGTTGCTTGAACGTATAGTGGTGCATGTTCGATAGATTTCATTCTTTCTTTGTCTGTTAATTTACCCCATTGCAAGATAGCATCTTGTTTATCTACTTTTTTGTCGTAGATATTCCAAATTTCTTCAAATGGAATATTTAGAATTTTATTTTTTGTTGTGTCAATTAGTTTTTGATAATTTTTTAAAAGAGATAGGATATGTTTGTCAATTTCATTAAGCTTATTAATAGATCTTCTGTAATCTATTCTTTTTTTCTGATAGTCAATACATATTTTTATTTTTTTCACGTCTTGGTTTGTCATATTAGATAAGGTTTGAGATGTCGTAGTTTTCGTTTTCTATTTTCAGGAAAGCGTAAATAGTATATTTTAATATTTGTTCAGTTGTTATTTCGGTTGTTATTTTCGTGTCATTATCATTTTCGATATAGGTTGTCCAGAACACGAATTTAACAGACAGGTTAAATCCTTCTTTGTTATATTTTATTGTTTTACTTTGTTCGCCTGTTTTTCTATCAAGGTTATTTAATGCTTGAAGCTCCATTAGCATGACTATTTCGTTTATTTTTTTGGTTAATTTTTTCATTAAGAAAGTTTTTATGCGGCAAAGTTAATTTAAAAGTTTGGGAAAAATTACAAAAAAGATTAAAAATAGTATAATTTAGAATTATTTTAAGTAATAGGTGGTCATTTTTTTGTAAGTATGGGGGATGTATTGGGTTAATTTGTGTAAATTTAGCCTTGTAGGTGAACGTTTGCGGTCTTATACGTGGTTAACATTGGAAAAGTGAAAAACGTTGTTAAAACGCTTAAAAATGCGTAATTTTATTAAAGGGGTTAAAGGGAATTAAAAAATCACTTTTTTTTAAATTCATCAATTTCAATTGAGAGAAAATTGATAAAGTCATTAATGAAAAATAGTTTAAGTTGGTAAAAGATTTTTTTTACTCCTTTTGACTTGTTAATAATGTTAATAAGTTCTCTTTGTCTCATTTCAGCATTATGTTTTTGCCTTCGTAAATAAGAAATGTTTCCCATATTATTTTTATTTTTAAAGTTATTTAAAAAATAGGTATTTTGTTTGTTTTTAAATTTCGAGTTATGTATTTATTGATCAAGCGTGCCGTTTTAATGTTTGTCTCATTTCAGTTAAGGCCCGTTAGCGGGTTGTTTTAATTCGATTTGACACACCCTTATAGGCAAGTAAGAGAAACCTCTTACCTGCCTGATAACATTCTAATCCTCCTTTGAAAAGCGACCACGTATTGCTTGAACAGTTCCATAGCTTTTCTGTTGCCCGACGTAGAGTTTGTTTATTGCTTCTTTCAAAGTATTAGCCTTAACGGTAACAGGATACCATTTTCCGTTGATTTTTTCGTCTTTGCCTGAATATTTTGCCATGATTAATTGAATTAAATTATTTATAACTAAAATTGTTAACTTTGATTAAATGACACTTTTTTATTTCATTGCAGATAAATTTGCCACGCTTTGTTTTTTCATTAGAAAAAATGAAATTGCTTTAATGATTTTTTTCATTGTGTTTAATTGTTAATTGTTAGTTATTATCCATTGGCATTAAAAGATAAGTTATTTTATTAGTAACCTCGTTGTTTATTATAGGTTTTATAATAAAAGGTTTATTATTGTCTTCAGAGAAGTAAATCATTACAAAATTACTTGGGCAATTTTTGAGGATTTCAAGCAAATAGTGATAATTGAAAATGAAGGAGTAAGCGTTTGGAAAGTTGCCCGAAATAGGAATAAAATCACAACCGCTGTTGTTTGTTTCTTCATCAAATGTAAAGACATTTAGCCTCCCATTATCAGTAATGAATTTAACACTATTTGTTTTTTTAGTTGTTAATGGTTTTAGGCGCTCAATTATATTGATAAGTAAATTTTTATCAATTCTTATTTTGTAAGATTGATTTTTAGGGATAACCGCCTGGTAGTTTGGGAACTGGCCAGGAAATAAAGAAGTGGTAAAAATTTTATTGTTAAATGCAAAGGTAATAATTTCAGTGTTATAGTTAATCATACATAATTTATTAGCTTTTTTTAGGACGTTTAAAAACTTTGTTATTTCTGTTGCATTAACATTTAACGGATGTTTTAAAGAAATAGGGTTATTTATTTCGTAAACGACGAGTTTATGGGCGTCAGTGGCTGCGAATGTTAATTTAATATCATTATCATTATCATTATTTGAATTGTTAATATTTATGTTATTTAATGCAGGACGGAGGTCGTCATTACTTGCTGCAAAGGAGGTTGTTTTTAGTGCTTGAAACAGTTCCTGACTATAGAGATAAAATGAACAGTTATCATTTTGTTTGGCTATTGGTTGCTGTGGAAAGGATGCGGTTTGCTCTTCATGGCAATTCATTGTTATTATTGTTTCTTCAAAGGCTAACTGTAACTTAAAATCATTAATAGAATAATTAAAAATTAATTCGTTGCTTTTGATTGTTTTGATTATTTTAATTAGTGTTTTAGCATCAATGGTAAAAATAGCCGTTTTTTCAATTGATAAATTTTTAAGTGGGATTATTGAAGTTAACCAGCTATCTAAATTTGTAGCTATTATTTGTAATTTATTGTTAGAAACTGTAAAGAAAAGATTTTGTGTGATTAAATCATTTTGCAAGTGTGTGAAGTGTTTTAAATGGTTTAACTCATTAAGTAAAATTTTTTTTTCGATTTGAAATTTTACTAATCCAATGGTTTCGTCAAATGTTTGATCAATTTTTTTCATTGTCTTAAAATTTAATGTTAGTAAAAAAAAGAATTACGAGGCAAAGATAATGTGCCGTGGTGTGTTTTTCCAAATTTTTTTAGTTAAAAAATGCTAAAAAATTAAAAATTTATTACGACAATATTACACACCATTACTTAATATCCTCATTATCAGATAATTGCAGCCTCGATGCAAATTCCGATTTTAAGGAAATGTAATAACTAACAATAGTAAATAGTAAATGATCACCAAAAGAAGTAAAAATAAATGATTTTTTTCCGCTTATCCTTTTTATTACTTTTATCCTTTGTAAATAGTAATAAGTAGCTATTAACGTCTGACGTGTGTAAACAATGTCTAAAAAAGAGAATAAATCAGGAATATAGATAACACCTTCGGCGTTTGAAAAACATTTTGCAGAAAGTAAAAAAAAAGGGGTGATAGTCTGAAAATGTAAGGAATAGCCGTGAGATAATAAATGTTTGTTTAATAAGGATGTTAAACGTTTGGTAAAGAAAAAAGATAGTGAAAGGATGTAAAAGGTGGTTAATAAATGATGATTATCATTATTATCAAGATGGTTTAACATAATGAGTTATAATTAAATATTTATATATTAAAATGTGATGTTATTAATAATCAAGCTATTAAGACAATGAAAACACCACAAAGATAATAAAAATGATAAAATGAAAATGCCTTTTTGTACTGTTTAGTTTGTCTAACTCCGAATGATTATCAATGAGTTACATTTTAATTTAGAATGATTTAAAATAATGACCACACCTTATTATATATAGTGTTCATTTTTTTTGCAGCACATTGTTTAATGTTACATTAACAGGTGGCTTCAAAATAAGCCGCCAGATGCACGAAAAATATTTTTTTGATGTAATGTACCAAAACAATTTAAACGTCTTAAAAACGCCTAAAAATAGCCAAATAAAAGAAGTATGAAAAATGGGTAAAAAAAATGATGATGTGAAAAAGCCTTTTTGTACTGTTTAGTTTGTCTAACTCCGAATGATTATCAATGAGTTACATTTTATTTTAGAATGATTTTAATTTAAATCTGCAGAAAGAAAAATGACACTTCACTATTGATTACACTATTTTAGTATATGAATAATTAAGTATTGAAATACTTTTTTACATTTTTATTTTGACCATGCGAAAAGAAACACTTTGCTTTTTACATTGACTACTCTGGCGATAATGTGTGTTAAACACACCCCCACCCTTCGCACTTTTTGACTTCACAGGCAATGAGGGTGGGGGTATGTATATATATTAAGTCCTCACCTACATTTATTAAAAAGTGCCGTAAAACTCAGTAAAACTCATTCATCGCTTTAGTGTGGATGGGTAGTTCACTCAAGTTCAAAAACTTTTTGTAATTTTAGTTTACTAAATCAAGATTTAGATTTTTCAATAATATAATTTACTTTTGAGATTTGGTTTATTTTCTATTTTGATTTTAATATTTTTTTTGATTCAATTAATTTTTTTACTTTTCATAATTTTTTTCTATTTCTTTTTGTTTGTTCTATTTTCACTTCGAGGTTGTATTCTTTTATATATTTTAGTATTAGTGTAAGTATCAATCTATTATCTATTGAGACATAATCTTTATTTATTGATGATGTATCATATATTTGGCAAATTTCATTTTTCACTGTTACTTTTATTCCTGCGAAGAAGTATGATATTTTATTATCATGGTTTATCATCATTTTATTTCCTTCTTCAATTCTTGTAGGTGGGTATTTTTCCATCAGCAATTCGATTATATTTTGTTTTATATCTTTTGCTGGTTTTTGATAATTTATTTCCATTCTTTTCTTATTATTGATTCTTTTTCTATCCATGTAGCGTGGATAATATATTTTTGATGCATTTTCATCATTATTTCATTTACCATTTTTAGTAGTTTAGGTTTTCCTGCAATTGTATTTAACTTTATCACGTCTCCTACTTCCATTAAGTTCCAAAATTCCATTAAAACGTTTTTTAGTTCGTTTTTTGATTTTACGTTATAGACTTTTCTTTTAAACAACAGTTCGTTTTTCATAATTTGCAAAACTAATTAATTAATTAATTATTTTTGCTGTTTACAAAAATTTTTTTTTTTATGATTATTCCTTACGATTTTGTTTTATTAAGGCTTAAGCCTATGAATACTGAAATATCATTTTCCACGAGTAGTTTTTTAATTGATTATTCATTTAATCCATCATTTCATCAAAATCTTGTTGGTGATGTAGTTATGCTTCCTAATAAGTTTTCCATTCCCACTAAGGATACTGTTAAGCGTGGTATAGAATGGCTTCCTGATATTGATTTAAATGTTGGTGACAGGGTAATAGTTGATTATTTTCAATTATTGCAGCATTTTGGTAAAATTGTTCATAGGTATTCTAATGATTCGCAGGAACTTTATATTAGGGACGGTAATGATTTTTTAGTTTTTGTAAATTATCATGAATTATTTTGCAAGATAGATCCTATAGTTCCTCTTAATGGTTGGGTTATTTATGAGGGTATTTATGATGATGAATCTTATGGTGAATTTAAAAACAAATTACTTTCCGAGAAGATGGGCAGGGTAAAATATGTTGGTAAGTCTAATTTAGAATATCAAGACGGTTCAATTGATGTTGATGGTTTTGATATAGGTGATATTATAATTTTCAAAAAAGGTTTTTACAGGAAATTGGAAAATGATCTTTATGCCACACAGGATAAGAATTATTATTTAACTCAAAAAAGATGGATATTAGCGACATTAAAAAATCAGTAATTTTTCATATTGGAGATATTTTTGAAATTATGAATGCTGGGACTTACAAGGTTTCTTCTCATAGTGATTGGTATTCGATACATAATTTGGTAGTTGAGGTTAAAAAAAAGCTTCTTACCTCCAATTATAAACACAAGCCGATAAAAAGGGAAAGGAGATGGATTGTTAACAAAACATTTAAAAAAGAATGAAACAGACTGAACAACAGACTGAACAACAGACTGAACAACAGACTGAACAACAGACTGAACAACAGACTTTAAATATTCTTATTCGTACTTCTGATAGGCCTTTTTATTTTAAGAGGTGTATTGACAGTATTTGTCATGCCAAAGGAAACTATAAAATTAAAGTTTTAGTTTCTGTTGATAACAAAAATTCAGAAAATTATTCTAAAGAGATACTTTTACAAAGCAATCTTGATTTTGAGATTATTTTTGTTATTAAGGGTAGCAGGGATTTTTTTTATAATCTTTATCTTAATAAGCTTCTTGATAAAGCCGAAGGGTGGGTGTGGATTATTGATGATGATGATACAGTTTTAGATATGGATTTTAAACTTTCAGATAAAAGGGTTGTTTATATTTTCAAATCTAATTATTTTGGGCGTTCACTTCCAGAAGATGAATATTGGGAAACGATAACGGAATGCCATATTGCTATGCACTGTTTTATTTTTCATACTGAAGGATTACGGTCGGAATTTGATAATCAACGAAGGGCTGATTACAGATTTATTAAGCATTTAAGTTCTTACAGAAAAGTTGAATGGATAGATAAGGTTGTAGCCGTTGTTGATAAAAAGGGTTACGGTTCATGCAATGATTTACCGGCAAGTATAGATTTTGTTGTTCCTTATGCTTTTGACAAGAATCTTGGTAAAGAATATAATCGGATATTTGAACAGTCGAAAGCCGATTACGTTTGTATTATGGATGGTGATATTTTGTTTTTTCAAAATAGTTTTGGTCATTTTATTTCTAACGTTATTTCTAAAAATTACGATGGTGCAATTTTTACTTGTGTTACTAATCGAATAGGTAATCCTGAACAACGGATAGATAAAAAAATATCATCAGATGCTAATATTTTAAGACACAAGAAGATTGCTCTTAAAAGAAGGCGTAAATACGGATATTTTGTTACTCAAGCCCACATGCGAACATCAATGCTTATCAGTATTATTTCCAAAAAGGTATGGAATGAGATAAGGTTTAATGAAGGTTTGAAAGGTATTGATTGGCAATTCACACAATCAGTTCTTGATAAAGGATTTCCTATATATATCATGCAGGGGCTTTACGTCTTCCACCTCTATAGATTAGGTGATGGCGGCGTTTATTACACAAAACATTTAGATTGTTAATTACTAATTGTTAATTGCTTTATGAACATTTATGAGGAATACGGATTTTCGGATCATGATTTTAAAAAGCTATTTGTTCCTATTTATGATATTAAGCCTGATTACAAAAAACATTTACCTTTACTTAGCAAGTATGATGAATTTTCCAAAACGGATGAAAAAATAGATTTTGACACATTATTCAGATACATAGTTCTTGCATTTGATATTAATTCTCCTATTCGTTATGTTTACAAAACAATACTTGAGCAACGTGTAAAGGCTGCATTGATAGCTGGATTTACTGTTAACAAATCTGGCAAGTTTCCTAAAAATATAGAACAGATATTATTATGTGAAAATGCCTGTGTTAATCGAATGATAGTTAGGTATATTACTATGATTAACAATGAGGATTATTCAACACTTATAGCCTATTCGGAGGCGTTGCGTAAACAACAGGAAAAGATATTAGCGGGAGATGTTGATCAAGAAAAGACTAAGGACATGATCTTTAACATTAATACGCTTAAAAATTCCATCAAAGAGTTAAAAGAGGTTCTTTTAGGCGAATCTCACGATCTGCATCGAACACTTTATGAATTTGTTGATTCATCTATTCTTGGGATATCGCCCGAAGAGATTGCCTCTTTATATGACTTTACAGTTTGAAAATGAGTAAACAGTTTAAATATCAACCTGCCGATAAATATATTGACTTTAATAAGGAAGATGACACACTTAAAACTATTAGGGTTTATCTGCCTAAGCAGCCTGATGAAAAACTTATTGATGGTTATGGTTTACCCCCCAAAGAACAACGATGGCATGCCCCTCAATTACCTGTAAAACTGAAACAGTTACTTTCTAAACATAATACGCTTGAGGAACTAAATAATGCTATTTACAATAACCAGCATGAATATTCAAAAGAGATAGAATGGATAAAAAGAGAATGGGATAGGCGTCTTAACGGTTATTGGTTTTTTAACAATGGTAAAGCCACCTATATGGATGGTTGGCATTATTTTTATTGTGGCTATTGGCATTTGGATATCGGTCTCCCTGATTATCGCTACAGAGATTATCTATGGTTTCATTTTGCCAGATTTTGTTATACCGACACAAAATTACCTAACGGTGTTTGTCTTGGTCGCAGATTGTGTTACGGATTTAATTATCCCAAACATCGTCGGGAGGGAGCTACATACAAGGCACAATGTATAAATTATGAAATTATCTCCCGCACACTCAATGCTCATGGGGGAATACAGTCTATGGATGGTCCGTCAAGTAAAACTGTATTTTTAGATAAGTTAGTACCTCCCTGGCAAAAGATGGCATTCTTTTTCAAACCCAGATATACCGGTAATTCCGATCCTAAAACAAGGCTGTATTTCGATCAAATCGCAGTAAGCGCTTCTGCCAAAGGTGGAGTTGCTAATATAGATATCGGCCTGCAATCCAAAATCACTTACGCCTCATCAGCCAATCGTGGAGCATATGACGGAGATAAATTAATGTTCTATCATGATGATGAAACAGGTAAATGCCTTGAGGAGAATGTTTACGCCAGACACATGGTTACTAAAAAATGTTTGAGCCAAGCTAATGGACGTATTATACATGGCCTTACCATCAAAACTTCAACTGTAGGAGGAATGATTAAAGAAGGAGGACAGAATTTTTATAAACTATGTAAAGATTCTATGTGGGAAGAACGTAATGATAATGGAGAAACCATAACAGGTCTTTATAACCTTTTTATTCCTGCCTATGTATGCTTGGACGGTTTTATAGACATTTATGGTAACCCTGTTATTGATGATCCTACAGAAGATGACCTTTGGCGAATACCATATCCTACAAGAGATGTAAATGGCAAACTCATCGGCGCAAAAACATATCTTGATAACGCAAGGAAGGCATACATGAAAGAAGATAACCATGATGCGCAAACAAATTTTGAAGAAGAAGTACGAATGTTCCCTACATCCTTTAACGAATGCTTTATTTCAGAAGGCGGCGTTTCAGGCCTTCCTATACATAAAATTACTAAACGAATAAAAGAACTTCAATTCGCTACCAATTCGTCTCTTGGTATCGAAATAGGCAACTTTAAATGGTTAAATGATCGCAAAGACGGAACGGTAATTTTTGAAAAAACAAGTAATGGACGCTTTAAAGTATCATTACTACCGGTAATAAATAACCGTAAAGAAAAAATCTCTATCTGGGATGTTACAGGTATGATTAATACTTACAAACCATCTGGGGTAATAAAATTCGTCTCTTCAGCAGATCCCTATCAATTCCTAAAAACGGAAAACAGAAGACTTTCTATGGGAGCAGGTTCTACATTCATGCTGAGAGACGAAGAAATAGACCCCGATGAAAAACATGTTGACCTGTGGGAGACATATCGAACAGTATGTACATATGTTTACCGCCCTGAAGATCCCGACGACTTCGCTGAAGATATGCTAATGATGTGCGTCTATTACGAATCAATGATGTACCCTGAAATAAATATTGACTTGATATGGAAATACTTTAGACGTAGAGGATACTTAGGTTATCTTCTGCACGGATACGATACCTCTGGCGTAAAACGTAATACGCCTGGATTCTATAATAGAGGAGCAGTGGCACAAAACATATTTAGCTCACATAAAAGATACCTGGAAACACACTGCAATAGAATAAAACATATTGAAGTGTTGGAAGAATGTAAAGCCATTAAAGGAATAGAAGACCTGACTAATAGAGACCTCTTTGTTGCCGTTGCAGGTACATACATGGCAGCAGACCAGATACTCTATGAACCATTTAATAGAAAAATACAAAACAAATATACAATTAACGACTTCTTTAATATTAAATCATACTAAATTGATATGTGAAAATGCAACTTTTAATCATTCTAAATAATTGTGTAATTTATTGATAATCATACGTACTTAGACAGATTAACAATATGTTTAAAAAAATATTCATTAAAAACTTGTTTTTTTAAAAATTATATTATTACTTTTGCAATGTGGGTTTTTTAATTATTTGTGTTAATGAAGGGAACGGGAATAAAACCCCGTTCCATTTTTTTAGGGAAAAAGTTTTTTGATTTTTTTAAGTATTCACTAAAAGAAAACGCTTAAGAGATGGAGAAAAACAAGTATGTTATTGGATTGAGCAACATTGATAATATAGCAGATGAGGTAGTAAAATTATTTTACGAACCTGCTGTTATAAGTTCGGTTTGCACTTGCACAAAAGTTCGTGAAACACCAATGATTAATGGCAAGTACATCTGCTCAATTTGTAACAAACCTATTTTGCAAACCGAACTTATAATGATTCAATTATTGCCGCAGTAACGGTTTAAAAGCACAAAAGTTAAATTTTAAAACCAAAGTATATGAATAGCACAAACGTTCAAAATAGCACTTTCCCCGCCATTGTCAGCAATAATGTGTCACCAGCAATTAGTTGGTATAAATCATTATCGCTTAATCAGAAAATGGCACTCAAAGAAGTATCAGAATTAATTTGTGGTATAAAATGGGAAGATTTTAATATCCTGTTTTCACCACGAGAAAGGTTCGAAATATTACATAACAAATTAATGATGGAAGGTTTCGATGTCTAATTGCCCATAACGTTAAGGTGCTTGGCGATAGTGCGAGGTAACGAGCATTTTGCCAAACACGTGTTATATGAAGTGCCGACTTATTTAGCAGAATTTTGAATTGAAACACTAAACAGAAAAACAAAAAGAAAAAAGCGATGGCGAAAATAAATTTTTATAATATTGATTGCATTGAGTTTATGAAAACTAAACCCGATAAGCATTATGACCTTGCGATAGTTGACCCACCATACGGTATTAACTTTGCAAAAACGCATACAGGTAAAGGATGGACAGTAAGGGAAAGTAAAGACTGGGATAAGGAAATACCACCACCCGAATATTGGGAGCAACTCTTTAGAATATCTAAAAATCAAATCGTGTGGGGGGGCAACTATATGACGGAGTTTTTACCGCCTTCAATGGGGTGGATATTTTGGGATAAAGGACAAAGGGATTTTAGTTTAGCTGACGGGGAATTAGCGTGGACGAGCTTTAATAAAGCGTTGCGTGTTTATGAATACAGCAGGGCTAAACTAAATAACAATAGAGGTGGTTTACACCCCACAGAAAAGCCCATTGACCTTTACCGTTGGATATTGCAAAAATATGCGAAGGAAGGCGATAAAATACTTGATACACACGGAGGTAGTATGACAATAGCACACGCTTGTGATAAGGAAGGATTTGATTTAGATATTTGTGAACTTGACAAAGAATACTTTGAAGTTGGATTAAAGAGATATAATGAATACAAACAACAACTTACAATGTTTTAAAAGTGCGGTGGCTTTTTTCTTTTTGTTTTTCCTTAACGGATTTTCAATTGGAAACGGTCAGCAAGGCATTTCATATAACGGTAGGCGTATATGCGCTCGTTTCAATGGCGCATATACGCTGTTAGGTGTCTGGTTTTATTTTAATTTTTAGCGTGGGCAATTTATGATTTTAAGAAGATTAGGAAACAAAAGCAAAATAGCGGAAATGATACAAACTAAATTTCCTGAACATAAGGTTTATGTAGAGCCTTTTTTTGGAGCAGGTGGAATGTTTTTTAATAAACGTAAAGCCAAGTATAACATCGTGAATGATTACGATAATGATGTATTTAACCTGTTTAATGTAATAATGCACAGAAAAGACGATTTTATTGAAGCCTTTATTAAAATGCCTGTTCACGAAGGATTATTAAAGCATTGGAAACAGAACAAGGAAACAGATGAAATATTAAAGGCTTTGCGTTTTATATTCCTTTCAAATTTCACTTATTTAGGCAAAGGAACAACTATGTGTTTTGGAACTGAAAACCCTAAAAGCATTATATTAAAAAACATTGATGCGACTCAAAAGTATCTTGAAAACGTGCAGTTTGCAAACCGTGATTTTAGAAGTTTTTTTGAACAACTTCGAGAACGAAATTCAGATGATACTTTTATTTACTGCGACCCGCCATATTTGGGTACTGATGATAATTATGAAACTTCATTTACAGAACAGGATAGTGAAGACCTTTTTAATTTGCTTATGCAGTCAAAATGCAAGTTTGCAGTAAGTGAGTTTGACCACCCATTTATACTTGAACAGGCTCAAAAAAAAGGACTTAATACAATAATAATTGGGGAAAGACAGAACCTAAAAAATAGACGAACTGAAATATTAATAACGAACTATGAACAACAACCAACTCTCTTTTCCTAACGGTTTTGAAAAAACCGAAGTTCGGTGGGAAAAAATTAAAATAAAACTTGCACCTAACAAGGCAGGTTACGAAGGTTTTATCCGTAAAAGGCACGAAAAAGATAGTTGGAGCAAAGGCAGAAACATTGAATATGGAGGTGAAGCGGAAGCGGATTTTATGCCCGAAGCCGAATATCAGGAACAACTTTAAAGGTGGCGAAGTCATTTGGACTTAAATACTTTGGTAGCGAAATAAATTCAAACTATTGTCGGTTAGCTAACGAAACTTTGAATGGAACGCTGTTTTAGCATTACGCTTACCGGCTGACGTTATAGGGCGTTCATTTTTAATCAAAATGCATGGAGAATATTGTTTTGGTGGCGGTTGGTTTTTAGTGGTTGCAGTTTTGCCAACTGGTCAAATATCAAACCACTACGAATTGAAGGATTGGGATTTATTAAACATTTAATTTCTATTTTATAATCATTCTAAATAATGGTGTAACTTATTGATAATCATACGTACTTAGACAGATTAACAATATGTTTGAAAAAATGTTTAAAAAAATATTCATTAAAAATTTGTTTTTTTAAAAATTATATTATCTTTGTAACGTAATTTTTTTCATGGGTCTAAATGTTAGTTGAATAAAGGGAATGGAAATAAAATTCGTTCCCTTTTTTTAGGGAAAAAGTTCTTTTGTGAACTACTACTTAGCTAAAGACAAATGTGTAGTTCACAATCCAAATTACGTAAACGGGAGATAATCAAGTTTTTGGGATAATATTTTTCAATCATGGGTAGTTTGTTAAGGCTTTGCAAAATATATGGTTCGATTGAGATTTGCGATTCAAGTGGTAAAAGAGTAGTTTGGTTTTGGGATTACAAACAAGACAAACCGAGATTAAGGTGCGAAATGACAAAGGAAGAAATTGCAGAAAGCGAAAAGGCAAAGTGGCAACACATTAAGTCTCAAAAAAAATGAAACTAAAACATTTATGTACAGGTCAACATGATTTTAAAAAACCAAATTAGTAATTAATTACTTAATTTTGCTGATTACTTAAAAAGTAAGTACATCGGTAATGTATTTTTCAGAAAAATATAATAGGTCATTTTTCAGGCCTACTTGCGACATTGATCCAAAACAAAAAGCCAGTGATCCTAACTGGAGCAGGTCAATGGTAGAGTACATATACTCACAATACATGATGGGTAACTGCGCCATTACAAAAAATGATGTAGAACGTTTTAATGTAAATCTATCATATGCAAAAGGGAGGCAAGATACTTCCATATACAAGGACATGATATTGGACGAGTATAAAGGAAGCAGCAAAAGCCCTAAATATTCTGAGGGAGGAGACAGCTTTAATCCACCTAAAACAAAAAAAGCGAGACAGGGGTGGGTATCAATAAATTTCGACAATGTGTTTTCTCCTATGCCAAAATACATAAATACTATAATAGGTATTATGGAAGGGCAAGAGCATAACATACATGTTAGCGCTATTGATGAACATTCGGCTGAACTTAGGGATGAGCTTAAGTACAAAAGATATGTTCAAGGAAAATACATGAATAAACTGGCAATTATAGATAACTTGATGGGAATAGAGCATCAGGAGGAAAATATAATTTATCCCTCAAGTATTGAGGAGCTTCGTATGTTTGAGGAGATGGGGGAGTTTAAACTGACATACGAGATTGGAATACAAAGAGCGGTTGATCATACGATGAAAGCATCTGGGGATAAAAAAATAAAAACCAATATTATAAAAGATGCTGTTACCTTTGGGATAGCATCAACTATGGATTATTTTGATTATGATATAGGCGAGGTAAGGGCTAAACATTTGGACGTGCGTTCATTGATTGTGGAAAAAAGCAAAGAGGATGATTTTAGTGATGCATCGTTTTGGGCGTACATAGACTACATAAATATTGCGCAACTAAAGAGCGAAACGGGGCTTAAAGATGATGAGTTGTTTGCCGTTGCAGGGAACTTTTTTGGTAAATTAGGTAATATGACAGCATACGATATGAGGGTAGATAATAGTGGTTCTTATGACTATTACGCCTGCAAAGTACCTGTGCTTGTAGCATATTGGATAAGCAATGACAGTGTTTATCATACCACCCGCAATGTAAAAGGTGTTGATGTTGATTTTGTTGAACCTTACAGAGCAAATAAGGGCGGGGCTGTAAAGTTACCAAGAGTGTATGATACGGAAGGAAAGAAAACTACAAAGACGACGTCGCAAAGCCTCTATAGTTGCAAGTGGATTGTTGATACAGATGTTGTTTATAATATCGGTAAGGCACATGATGTAGCCTTCGACTATGAAGGTAAAAAAGTGGAATCGCCAATAAGGGTTTATAAAATTGATGGGATGCCAATGGTAGAAAATTGCATACCTATTGTTGATCAGATCGCCCTTACATATTATAGATTACAAAATGGTATCGCCAAAGCCCCTCCACCAGGCCTAAAGATAGAATATAATTCTATGCTTGGGATGACTTTTGAGGATGATGATGAATGGAAGCCGTTAGATGGATTAAGGTTATACACGCAGTCCGGACATATCATATTTAATGCCTCCCCATCAGGGGTTGAGTTGCCACCTAACATGCCAGACCCTATTCAGGAACTTAAAGGCGGGTTAGGTACGGTGATAAAAGATGCTGCTGATAGCCTTGCTTTGGCTTATCAACAATTGATGGAAATAACAGGAATAGATAGGCTTAGCGCAAGCTCTATTAGCCCCTCCAGAGATCAAGGAAAATATGTGACAGAGGTAGCTGTGGCTGCAACAACAAATGCACTTAGACCTATATATTCTTGCTATCTTTCTATGAAAGAACAGTTGGCAAGAAGCATTGCACTACGTGTGCAGGCTGTAATAGTAGGTAGAGATGATACAAAATACCATCGGATATTAGGCGATGCCGCTGTGGAAGCATTAAGGGTTGGTGGCTTCTTTCCTCCAATATCGTTAGGCGTACATCTTGTTGCTATGCCTGATGAGGTAATGAAAAATGCAGTGAGGGAAGCTGCGATGGCTGCACTCGCTGGAGGAAAGAACGGAATACCGGCACTCTCCTATAGCGAGTATCTGTTTATTATTGAACAGCTTAATACTAATGCAGGATTATACTATGCAAGAGTTTATATAGCAAGAAAAGAAGCAGAAACACAAATGCAGGCACAACAGAGAGCCGAAAGCTCTCAAAAACTTCTTAGCCAAGAAACTATGCGGCAAAATGAACAGAAAGCAAAACAGGAACTTGATAAGTTGAATCAACAAAAAAATAATGAAATAGAACTTTTAAACGTTAAAAGCAAACTTGAAAAAGAAATGGAAATGCTAAGGCATGAAAATAAGATGAAAGAATTGGAAATAATAAATCAAAATAATATTAATAAAGAATGACAATGAATGACAGTTTAATAGATCAAATGTTTGAAAGTGCGCTTGGAATAAGCAAGCCTAATGAACAACAGACTGTGCAACAGACTGAACAACAGACTGAACAACAGACTGAACAACAGACTGTGCAACAGACTGAACAACAGACTGAACAACAGACTGTTGTTAATAAAGAACCCATTAAGGGTGAGGATGTAAAAGAAAAGTCTGTAGAAAAATTGAAGGACAAAAAGGGAGAGGTTAGTTTTTTAGAGAGGAACTTTCCTAAAGAAGAAAACTTTAAGACTTTAGAAGAAGAAAATAAAAGGCTTAAAGAGGATTATAATAAGTTACGTAATTCTATGTTAGGATTTGAAGAAGGTATTAATCCTGATTATCTTAGATTACATAAGATAGAAAAAGATAATCCAAAGCTGGCAAGTGTATATAAAAGGTTACTGTTAGGTAATCTTACGAGTAAGGAATATCTTATGATGTCTATGGTAATGAATGATCCTGACCTTGCTGAAGATAAAGAAATGCTTAACATGCTGTTGGAGGAGAAATATCCAGGTTTGTTTGACGAGTATTCTGAACCGGAATCAAAAGAATATAAGAAAAGCATGAAACTCTTTGAATATGATGCGAAAAAGGCAGAACAAATGTTACGACAGGAGTTTGAGAAGATAGAAGTTCCTAAATTTAAAGATAATGATGTAAAAGATAAAACCAACAAGGTATTTGAAACATGGAGGGATTTTGATTTTTCTAATAAGGATTTAACGACAGTGAATGTTTCATTGTCGGGGGATAAAGAAGGGGAGACTGTTCCTTTCATGGATATTGAAATACCTGAAAAGGAAAGAGATAGGTATTTAAAGGCTGCGCTTGTCTATATGATTGAAAGAGGTATAGAGAATGGGAAGGATAGTGGAGATATGTTGAAAAAGTTAGTAACAGGGATGTGGATAGGTGAGAACCTAAACACATATAACCGACTTGTTATTGAACAGCGGATGAGGATGAGCGACCGTGAGTGGCGGAAGTTTATTCATCATCCTAAAGAACAGAAAACAAATATAAGCACTTCTGAAAAAGACCTTATCGAAACCATGTTTGATGAAATAAGGTAGTTGACAAACAAATGTATTTTTAATTATTAACTAAAAATTTATTTCAAAATGCCAATTTTAAGTAATGTAAATTATAATCAGGCTGCTACCGGCACTTATCCTCGTTCTGGGATATTAACAGAGCAGCTTGTCTCCTTATATGATATTGTAGAGGAGAAACATATGCCTCAACTTATTTCCCGTTACGGTAAACAACATGCAAACTTTATGATGTTGTTTCGTTCAATGGGGCGTGAAGAGCCTATTACTGCTACAGAGTACACGGCTCATGAGGAAAACCGTATTCATGCGAGCATAAAAGTTAAGAATGATGCTACGCAAAATACTGAAAAAGCATCAGTAGATGTTGTTAATGATGCAGACTATATGTATGCTCGTGTTGGGGATATAATAACATTGCCACGTTATACAGGGGCAACAAATTGGGGCAAGCAAGCCATCGTTACCGCTATTGATGCGGCTAATAAGAAAATAACGATGAAGCCGGTAACGGATTATGCCTTTAAAACTATACCGGCCGGAACAATACTTGCTATAACAAACGGAGCGTTTGGTGCAGGTACAGGACAACCTCCAGGTACAATTGTCGGCGTTACTCCGAGACAGTTTCAGGCTCAAATCTTTAAGGAATCTGTTGGCCTTCAAGGATCTGAGTTTGTGAAAGAAAAATGGTTTAAAGTTATTGATGATGGGCGATCATTGCCAAAATGGTACACTACTGGGCTTGGTCGTGCTGAATATCTGTTAAGTCTTAAGATGGATGGTGCATTTACAATGGGAGATCATAACCATTCAGGCTTGACAACGATCGCTAATGACGGATCAACCGTTGAGGTGATGACCACAAAAGGGATGATTCCCTGGATCCAAGAATTAGGTACAACGGCAGATGTAGATGGCGGCTTTAGCAAAGATGTACTAAATGAGACAGCCTTATATATGAAACGTCAAGGGGTCGAATCAGGATTAGCCCTGTGTATATTAGGGGATAGACTTATGCAATCTGTGGAAGGTGAAATTTTAGATAATTTGGAAAACACAGGCGTTGATTATACAAAGGTGGAGAATACTGTGTTTAGAGGTAATCGTGAACTTTCAATATCATGGAATTTCAAGGTTATTACCACAGGAGGGATGACAACAATATTTCATGTCCACGATAACTGGAGTAACCCTGTTGGGTTCGATAGCGCCGACCTTGAGTTGTCGGAATGTGGTATCATGCTCCCGCTTACAAATGTTAAAGACCCTAAAACAGGTATTCAAATGCCTAACGTCGGATTAAAATATCTGGCCAAAGACGGATATTCAAGACGTATGGAAACATGGTCGGTGAAAGGCGCTGGAGGCGGTCTTTATGTAAGCGATGTTGATAGAGCAGATTTCTATTTGAGAGCGCACTATATGTTTACATTTGTAAAAGCTAACCAGGCAATATTTTTATCACCTGGCGTTGGTGGTTCATTAAGTTAATGGTAATAAGAGGAGGAAATTCCTCCTCTTAATTTTTTTTATTAATTAAATATTAAAAGTACATGTTATTAATCAATGATGTTAAGCTCTCTATGTTACCAAAGAATGATAAGTTTGTTATCATTTATGATAACGTTAGACGGGCAATGATGGAGCAGTATGGGAAGACCATTGTGTTGGATTTCCCGCCGGACAAAATAAAAAGTGTTTACACTGCAAATGCAGGTATGCTCATGGAGACACCTGCGGGGTATCTTCAAAAAGCGTACAAGAGGTATGTTACAGCAAGGGAAGAATATGAGGTTAGGTATTATGTAAGCCAGAGGCAGGCCAGAAATGGTGTTGTAAGATATAATCCTGTTTATATCAACTTTAATGGCAAAATGCCTTTGGACATCAAATCACAGTTTGATCTTATCTTTTTTATGCTTTTCGTGTCTCCTATGTGTGGAGAACTTGGTGAAGGGCTAAGGGAGTATCAAAATCTTCAAAGGGGGGATATTGTTCATTATGTGTTGTATGATGAGGCCAAAGAAGCCACTGATGAAATAAATCTTGTAAGATTGACATCAGAAATCGAGGCGTTAATCACGTCTGACACTATTGGTCTTTCACACAATATGTTGCGGCAATTTGCTATCGGGTACGGTCTTATTGATCCGTTTAAAGAGGTACATGTTGATACGATAAGAAAATTGTTGTTGAGCTATCTTCTTGTTAGAGATAGCGCAGGGCGTATAGATTCTAAGAGGGTACTTGCCTTTAAAAATGATTATAAAGCTGAAGATCGTCTGAAGATCAGGCAACTGATTAAAGAGGCAATAAGTACTAATATAGTGGCTGTAAAGCGTCAAGGCACAGAACGACACTGGTGTCTGCTTACAAAAGATGGGAACATCCGCAATAATTTGGTGGTATGTAACTATTATCAGAATCATGAAAACACGCTTGAGGATTATTTGATGAATGAAGATAATAGCGTAGTGAAAGAAGAAATAGCAAGCCTTGTAGAGATGAAAAAAAATGTAATGGATATTGCTTTAGATATTGAGCTTGATAGATCTTCTTTTGATATGGAGTTTATGCTTGAAGATGCAAATGTAAAAAGTAAAGATACAAAAAAGCCTGAAGTTAAGAAACGAAGGGCTAAGACTGTAGAAAAAAAATAGTTAATAATAAATAATTAATGAGATATGGCAACACCGCCTATTATGGTAACACAAGGGGAGCTGGGTAGTTTGCTCCGTTTTCGTATAGTCTTTGATGAACTGCAACAGAGACTTTTATTTGAGGATTTGTCGCAAGGGCTATACGATAGTCATGGATATTCTGACGTTAAAGGTCTATTGTGGATAAATCATTCTGTACAAGGATTAATTTATATAAATGATGGTTACAATGTAAATTCTTTTGTTGCCCCTGACACCTCTGAAGATGATAGGGTAAAAAGCATACCGCTTGCTGTTATATACAAAGGGCAGTATGTGATAAATTACAAAGTCCAACATGGGGATAAAATTTCTCTTTCTTCAAAGAGTTATGCTTTTAATTTGCTATCTCCTTCTTTGAACCTTGATAAAAGCGTTAATTATGACATATCCGTTTTAAATATAGAGGACATTTCTAATTATCAAGTAAGTAGCGAATTGCAGGTGGGGGGAGGTAAAGTGATATTGCCGGCAATGATAAAACGAGCTTTGACCGTACAACCTCCGTTGGGTGTTCCAATGGCTATTTACTATAATGAGGATGCACCGCAAAAGGTGGTAATAGGACCGCCTATATATACACATCGTTATCAGATAGAACTTGCCTCAACGCTTGTCTATCAGTTAGAAAAATGGGATAATAATTATTGGGTGGAATGGAAATTTGTAAGCAAGCATTATGATTATGTAGATGTTGAATTTGAGTCTGATTGTATTAGCGGTTGCATTGCATGTATCTATCAACTTTCTGAAAGGCTTATTGAAGCAAGAGGAAGAAGCCATAGAGAGGCTGATTACTATGAACGATTGGTGTATGATATAACTTTTTATTATGGTCTTTATCAGATGTACAAGCAGGCAGGTTTAGACACAGGTTATGCTTGTGAAAAGATAATGACTATATTAAAAAAAGAGTGTACGTTATGGACTGAAAAGCCTAATGTGCCTCAAAAAATAGAGCCTATCTATGATATTGGTGAAGGAACACCTGTACCAGGTACACCTGGCACAAAATGGTATTCAGGAACAGGAACGCCATCCGACTTGCTTGGGGATAATGGTGATTTTTATTTACAAACTATTAATGGTCATGTTTATAAAAAGGATGGTGGGACGTGGATACTATTGATGATCCTTTCCCTTAAAGGTAAACGGATTGTAAAGATTGTAACGAGTAATTATACCATGTCGGCGGTGGATGATACTATTTTTGTGCGAAGCGGCAATACGCCTGTTTCTATTATTTTGCCTGTTGGCGAGGAGGGGGATAGTTATACTATTGTTGCTGATTGGATGATATCGCAGATTAGTGTGATGCCGCAAAGTGGTACGATAGAAAAGAAGTCGGTTTATGACTTTGGTACAGAAGGTGATTCGATAACTGTTGTTTTTCAAAACACAAATTGGAAAATAATATAATATGACACTGCTGGAGATAATAAATATAATAAATTTTATTGTTGGCGATCGTAGTCCTGATATTGGCTTTACACCAAAGAGATTTGGTCAAATGCTTCATATAGCAAGCCTGAAACATTATAAACGTAAATTAGGGTTACCTGAAGAATATCAGCCAGGTATGCCATTGCCAAGACAGGCGTTTGATATTACCCAGAAGATTACGGAGGATATGAGGGGTTTTAAGATTGAGTTAAGCGGTAATAATATGTTAAAATTTTACAATGGTAAAGCTGCCTATCCAGATAGGTATTATTATCCTTCATCAATGAGTGCTGTGCGTGAAGATGGGGGAATGAAGAAGGTTACTTTTGTGACAGATCAGCGAATGGATGAGATGATGGGAAACTATGTAGATATTCCAAGTTATGAGTATCCTGTAGCTACATTTCAAAATGATTATATACAAATAGCGCCTGAAAGTATAACAAAAGCTAAGTTTGTTTATTTAAGGTTGCCTGAAAAACCTGTTTATTCTGTTAAAGTAATAAACGGAGTAAGTGTTTATGATAGTCAAAATAGCACCCAACTTGAATGGGACGAGGTGAATCAAATAGATATAATGGCTATCTTATTATCAGATTTAGGAATTTCATTGAGGCGTGAAGATGTAATGCAGGTTGCGGAAAAGCATAAAATACAGGGAATATGATTACACATGAGGAAATAATTAATTATTGTAACTATCTGATAACAAAGGATCAAATTGGTGATCCAATATCTCCTATTGAGTACAGTTCAATAATATCAATAGTTAATATTGAGGTGTTTAATAGAGAGAAAAAACGTTTAATTGAACTTTCTATGGGAGACCATTATAAGTTCATTGAGTTATTGAGAGACAGTTATTTACAAGATACAAAGAGGACTCTTACTGTTGAAACGGAATTAAGAGAATTGACTCTGGATAAAAATGTTGATATGTTGCTTACTTGTACTGCTTTTTGTAATGGAGCGATTAAGAAGGTCTCAATTGTGTCTGAAGGCAAAGCATCAGATATGGATAGCGGGCTTTGGGATAGTGAAGATGTTCCTTATGTTTATACTATCGGTAATGTTTTATATTTTTCACAAAAAGTAAGTCAGATAAAGATTATTTATTTAAGGTTGCCTGAAAAACCTATTTATGATTATTTTATAACCTCTGATGAATTTTTACATTATTATTTACCTCCAGATTATAAGGTTGTTCTACAAAATGGGCAATATAATGTATTATCAGGGGCTGGCAAAATGTATTTTACAAATATTGAACATCCTAAAATAGATGGTTATATTTCTAAGTCAATTGAATTTGGCTGGAAGGAATCAATGTTAGACATTGTTGTTAATCTAATATTTGAAAAGATGGGTATATCTATGCGTGAAAGTATTCCGATACAAATAGCGCAAACTAAGAAACAAGATGTATGAAAAAGAAAGAGTTTACAGAGCTAATAAGATTATCTTTAATTAAGGACGTCAATCCATTGGTGGTTGACAAGTATGTATCTATGGCTTATGATAGTTATGTTCAAGGGTATTGGATGAGTATTAAAGGAGGCTCTTTAGACGTTTTTACAAAACTTTTTGAGGGTGTTGAAATAAGAAATGAGGGTAAGCAATATTATTCCGATTTGCCGGCCTCATTGATAGATCTTCCCAGAACAGGTGGTGGAGTGATGAATATTCATATGATTGGAAGCATGGATTTAACCTTCGTTCCTGTTACAATAGTTGGGCATCAGTCTCTTAATGAGCTTGAGGTATATAAACTTACGGGGCCTGTTCCATTTGTAGTAACAAAGGAAAAGGTCTATTATAAAAGTATAATGTATGGAATAGATAAAGTGAACATGCATTTGCTTATCAAATATGAAGAATATTTACCTGATGATAATATTGTGTTTCCCCCAAATTCCGAGATGGCGATAAGGGATATTGTATGGCAGTTTTTAAATCAAATGCCACCGGAAGATAAGGTAATTGATAGTAATGAAAAAACTAATTGATAATTGATAATTGTTAATTGATAAGATGGACACACACGGATTGGTAAAAATAGATCATGTAGTTCTTTCATTTTTGAATGAGAGGAATGAAGGGTTTGAAAATTACATGCGTTACAAGCAGATAGTTATTGAGGGTTTGACGCAAGAGTTAGGTGTTTCTCATTCGGAAGGAACAAAGATTTATTATTCTGTTGTTAATGAGGTAAATAATGTTTATTTACCTGCTGATTACATAACTTATTCAAGGATAGGTATTGTTATCAATGGTCAGATACATACATTAACACGTAATGACAGGCTTGTCATGCCTGAAAAGGTTGTGTGTGGTGTTGAGGAGGTTAATAGAGACCTTTTGGAGAAGCTTAATTTACCTTTAAAGTTGAACTATGCTAAAGGTGGTGGGTATAATGTTGGAGAATTTAGAGTTGATGATCGGGAGCGTGTAATACGTTTCAGGGGTGCGCTTGCAGGCAAGTTAGTTGTGGTTGAATATAAAAGTTCAGGCATCTCTCTTGATTCACAGACATTTATCCCTGTAATGATGATACCTACTTTGAAAGAATATTTAGAATATACTCTTATAAAAAGAGATAGGGATGTGCCTGAAGTAAAGGTTGAACGTTGTCGTCGTCAGTATTTGGAGGCTAAGCGGCAATACATTAAAAGGAAAAATCCTTTTAATATTTATGATATATTAGATGTTATTAATCAAGGAAGGTCGCAGGGGGTGAAATGATAGAGGATGTTAGAAATATGCTTTATATAGATCAGGATTCTGATCTTCAGCGTCTATCGGCTGAAGCATGTGTAAGAAAGGTAAATATGCGTTCGCACGGATTAGGTAAAATGGGCGTTAATGAGGTTATTTACGGCACTAAGTCTATTCAGCAGTTAAGTGGCCGAATAGCAGGATGGTGTCAGGACACTAAGAATAAGGCAATAATTATCTTTGTTGAAAGTCAGTTAGGCGCTAAAAATATTTATAGATATTTTGTTGAGTCGTCAGAGGTACAATTTATCTATGGCAATATCTTCCTGGATTTCAACGGTAACGTTGATGCGGACATTGTTGATGATATGTTATATTGGACTGGTGGCGTACCGATGAAACTTAATGTTGAAAAGGCATTGAATATTGGTAATGAAACAATTGCCCCATTGTACAAGTATATAAATCTGAATCGGGACATGCTTACTGTTATAAAACAGCCTCCGCTTATGCCTTTGCGTGTAGAGTATGAAGATGATTTAACGGTTAATAGAAATCATATTAGAGGATCTTTGTATCAATTTCGTTATCAGTATGTGTATGATGATGGAGAGGAGAGTGTATGGTCACCAATTAGCGATGTGCCGATCCCTGAAGGTGAGAGTACTGCGAATGGCCATTATGTAAAGGAGGAGAATAAGGATAATCGGATTAAGCTTACATATGAAGAGGGGAACAGTTTAGTAACAAAAATAAATTTTGCTTATCGTCGTCTGAATACAGGCGTATGGTCTTTGTTTAAAACAATAGACAAATACGATACTGATGGTCAATTAATAAATATTGAAGGATATGTTTATTTCTACGGTAATGAAGTTACATATCCTTTAGATCAAAAAGAGGTTGCGAGGCTTTATCATAATGTTCCGTTATTTGTTAAGCATCAAAGGTTTATTAACGGAACAAATCTTGTCTATGCAAATTATAATGAAGGATATGGTAATCATGATGTTAGTTTAAGACTAACATTGAATTACAAAGATATAACAACTAATGTTGACAGCCTAAATATTGCATTTACTACACATACGGATATTGTTAATGTTTGGGTTATTACATTTAAGTTATGGGATTACGATTCTGGCGCTTGGATTGAATATGTTGCCGGTGATCAGATAATATGTAAACTGTATCAGTTTGATGTAATGAATCCAATTGTTGATTTTACATATACCTGTGTTGGTGGTGAGAGTTATGAGGATATTATGAATTTGATACAGAATGAATTATATTCTTACTTTAAGATTGAGAGGTATTTTTATAATGATGGGTTAAGTTATGTTATTGCAAGTCCTCTTAGTCAATGGGCGTATTATATAGAGAAGTTGCATATTCATCTCTTTAGAAATAGTCAATATACTTCTTGTGTAGAGAAAGTTACTCCGATGAATGTTACTCCTTCTTATCCTGATGAATTTAAGGTTGTTGTTCTTCCTATTGGTGATTATGAGTTTAATGCTGGGGATGTAGGGGCGTTATCTTTAGAATATTGGGATGGTACAAATAATGTAAAGGCTGATTATTTGTATAATTTCATTCAGAGTTCAAATAATTTGACTTTGATAGAGGCTATAATAACATATTATGATAATATTTTTGGTGTAGGTAAATTTCTAAAACTTGGTAATGTTATCATAATAAAGAATGACATCTACATAACTTATACTAATGATTATTTAACAGGATTAAGGGCTAAGGTTTTAAGTCGCATTTCGGGCGTTTGTAGCACGTTTAAATCTGGGGCTAATGTTGAGGTCGGTATTGTTTATTACGATCAATATGGGCGTTCTGGTGGCGTACAGGGTACAAATAAAATTTATGTTAAAACTATTTCTGAAATTAAACCTGCACAAAATATAAATTGGCTTACAAGAAATACAATTACTGTAAATATTGAAGGTAATGCTCCTTCATGGGCTAAGTTTTATCAATTAGTTGTCTCGCCTAAGCGTAGAGGTTTTTTCCAATATCTTGTTGATCGTTTTGAGACAAGTGATGACGCCAGATATGTTTATATAAGACTTAACGATGCCATTCTTGATGGTATCTCTTTAAACAGCAAATTGATTTACGGATATTATACTTTTAATAGGGGTGATAGAGTACGAATATGTTATGTTTTAGATGGGGATAAGTTTAAGACGACGGATGGCGTTGTGGACATGCAAATACTTGATGTGGGTTATGAAAGTGGAGCGCAATCGTACATTAAGGATGACGCTGGTGATGATAGTGCTTATATCATTGATGAACACGGCAACAAGATACGTAAGCGTTCAGCCGAATATCTTGTTGTTAAGTATTTTGATTATCAACGTCATGGATTAGGGTATAATAAGAGTGTTATTGAGGTTTATACACCAGAGATGAAGGATGATGAAAATAATGTATTTTTTGAGGTAGGCGACAGGTACGCAGTTATTAATAGCCAGCACAGTCAAAATGAGGTAGAGGTTAACTGTGGGGATGTTTATGTTAGAAGGAGATTGCGGAGAATTGATGATTTTGTATGTGAAGATAGTAATTTTTCAGATATTTATTTAAGTGATGCATGGGGCAAAGGGCGTGCTAATATTGAGCTTAAAACTGCTGAAAACAAATGGTATGAAAGTAATATTAAGCATTCAAAAAGGTATGTTAAAGGAGGTGTTAATGGTCTTTCAGATTGGGACACAAACAGTATAGTGTTAAGCAGCAGGCATGGAGAAATAACGGGGTTGGCGGAATCTGGAATAGTGTTAAAGGTAAATCAAGAACGTAAAAGCACATCTATTTATATAGGTCGAACAGTATTTAGCCAAGCAGACGGGCGAGAAGGTTATGTAGGTATTTCAGATAAATTGCTGGGTACGATAATGCCAAGTCAATTGACGTTTGGAACTATGTTTCCAAATTCAATAGCTACAATAGATACATATCAGTATTTCTTTGATGTATTTAATGGGGCGGTGGTAAGAGATTCTTATAATGGTCCTTATCCTATTTCCAATTATGGAATAGCATCAACGATAAAGGATTTAAGTAAAGAGATATTGGATTTAGGAATAGACAATGTAGATGTTGTAAGCGGATGGTCAGGGTTGTTTGATGAATATATGATAACATTCTGTTTACCTGATAGACGAGAAACGATAGTGTTCTATGAGAAAGAAAACAAGTGGTCTCATTATGTTGAACCAACAGCAAGTAGGTATATGTGGTTTGGAGATACTTTATTGTCTCATGATGGTAATACGTTATGGTTAGAAAATCAGAAAGACGAGTTATTGTATGGCAAGCCGATAAAGACGGAAGTTGAATTTGTATCAAACGTCGTCCCTTTTAAAAATAAAATATTTAAGAATATTCAGTTAATGGCTAAAGCTCCGTTTACGGGTGAAGTAGAGACTTTAGTTGAGGGGCAGGTAGTTATGTCAAGTGTTATATATATTGGTGATTGGGTAAAAAAGCAAGGTGTTTGGTGGGCGAATTTCAGACGTGACGGGCAGACACCTTTAGATACTATTATAAGTTCTCGATTAAGAGGCCGTATGATGAGATTAAAATTAAAAGGTACTACTGGATTAAGTTACGTTAAAATAAAAAGTAATACATCAGAAAAATCATAAAGATATGGGAATAGGTTTAGCAACAGGTATATTATCTGGTTTATTTGGGGTTGGCAGTGGCATATTAGCAAATCAGCAGCATCGTAAGTTTGCTGACTATTTAGGGAATTTAAAGTATAATATGCCTTCTGCCATGAGTTCAGCGGAAGCTGAATATAGAGGATTGGCTGGTCATGGATTGGCTGGAAAAGAGACTATCAAGGATGATATAGTAAGTCAACTTGCACGTACTATGGGGTTAGGAAAACAGGTGGCTAAAAATCCGAGTGAGTTGTTGGATTTGTTAAGTAAGACTGAAGACAGCGTTACATCTAATTTAAGGCAGTTGGGTATTCAGGATGAGACGGCTAAATTAAGTAATAGGATGAGGCTTGCTGAGTTCCTTTCAAGGGTTAAAGCTCCTATGGAGGCCTCGATAGAGGATAAAATGATAAACTTGGGTATTTCTAAAGAGAGAGAAAAGATGGTGGGAATACAGGAGCTTTTAAAAGGTATTTCAGGCGGCTTGGAAGGGGTTAGCCAAGGGGTGATGTTTAAGTTGATGGAGGATTATATTAAAAATAGGGGAACAACAGGGGAAAGTAGTGTAAGGGGGGAGGAAAGAATGTTTAATCCATTTTTTAATCCTTATAAAGAAGACTATTTTCCTATTATGAATTTAGGCACTCCTTCTGTTCTTGATAAATATGGTTTAACTTAATGGAAAAAATAAGATACAATGTATAGTAGCCGTGTAAAAATAGTACCTGATCAACAGTTAAGGCTTAATCAGTCTTTGGGTAGGCTTAATCAGGTTTATTTAAGCATGATGCAGAAGGATCAAGCGGAGATGCTTCGTGGCATTGATGAATATAAGAAGATTGTAGATAATTCTTTTAAACCTGTTTATGGTAAGTATCAGCAGGAGTATCTTGCTAAAAGAGATGAGTTTATTAAGGAGGCAGGACAGATTTATAGAGATAATAATTATCGAAATTTAACGCCTGAACAGCATAGGCGAATATCGGAACGATATAACGAGTTGAATCTATTTGCCGACAAAGCAAATGAAGTAAGGAAGTTGTTTAATGATAGTGTTAATAAAGTGATGTTTAATACCGATGGTAAGATAAGGCGGAAGGAGAGTCTTGCTAATCTTGTGCAGGTTGAGAACATGAGTTTAGATGATGCTTTAGATTATCTTGAAAGTGGAATTTGGGCGGTGGCAGCACCGCCTAAGTTTGATTTTATCGCCGAACGTGGTAAAATACTTAAACAATCGAAGGTTGATGTAGATGATATAAAAAGACATTATCCTGACTATGTTCTTGTTGAAGGAAAACAATATTATGATCCTACTAAGTTTAAAGAGTTAACGAGGATGTTATGGGATTCAGGAAAGGAGGCTTTGTATCAACAGTTCCCGGATTATGAGACATTTGAAAGGTTTATGAGGCCACCAGATGGCGAGTCTGAACCTATTAAGATTGACTATAAGACTAAAAAGGTTGATTCAAAAGGTGGGAGTAATACAGGTAAGGTTACAATTATAAATCCTTCGACGCATCTTGGCTATACTGTTTGGGATATAGAATCTGTAGGAAAGCATAAGCCTTATACAGTTAGCAAGGGCATGGAGCTTTATACAGAGGATGGTGAGCTTGTTAGTGTAGATGAAGCTGCTGGTGGGCGTTTGATACGTTTTGCCGAAAGAGACTATGGAATGGGAAAAAAACTGTACGCAGTGTTTAGAGGTGATAGCGGTTATCCTTTAAATGTGTTAGTCATTAAAGATAAGGTGGCTGATGATGATACAAACAAGCAGTTAAGGGAAAACAAGAAGATTTTATATATACCTTTTGAACAGTTAGGAGACGGGTATTTAGATTCCATTGGGATAAAATTAGAGGGGTTAGAGAATGTGTTTAAGGGAAAACGGGGTTTACTTGATGGAGCAAATTTTAATTTGAAAAACAATGAAAGATAAAATAAAATACGTTGAGTTAGTTGAAAGATTAAAAAGGGATATTGATTTACCTGAAGGGGTTGATGATGTATTTTTGGTAAAGGCCTTTTTTGATAAAAACCCAAAGGCAGCAGAAGGTGTTGATATGGAAGATGTTACTATTCCAGAACGATACGATGTTGGTACAATGGCTAAAATTATACGCCATGAAGTTGGTAAATTTGATGGAACAGATGAAGAACTTGTAAATCTGTTCTTGGAGAAAAATCCTTCTTACAAGGACCAGGTTGATTTAAAAAAAAAAGATTTCAATATTTACGAGGCTACTCAAGAAGGTTTAGGTTATATTGGTGGAAAAAAAGAAACAGAGAAACGTAGTAATGATCCTATAGGATACATTCAGGAGGATATTGATAAACTTGTGAAGGAAAAGGATAGATTAGAGCGTAAGTCAATAGTAACGAGTACTAAAGATATTGCATGGTCGAGGTCGATATATACTGGAGATAAAAAGTTTAGTTCCTCTGATGATGCTGTTGAATATGAAAGGATAAATAAAAAAATATTGGAACTTGAAGATCAGAAGCGCAAGCTTGAAGTACAAATTGAGCGTAAACGCTTAGATAATAAGTATGCGCCTCATTATGAGAGTTATAAAGAATATATTAAGAATGTTCCTGATGATATAGATGTATTAAAGAATGAGAAGGAGCGGGAATTAAAAGATATAGCTAAGTCTGGGGCTGGTTACAAAGAGTTTGTTTATGGTAGAACTATGTATGCTTACAAGCCTACACCTATATTGGAAGATGAGGAAAGTCGTAAACGGTATGATCAGCTACAGCGTGAGGTTAAGGAACTTGATGCTCTTAAATCTTTACGCATGGAGGATGCTTATGCATTAAGCACTGACCTTGATGCGGAGTCAAGACAAGAGTTAAGATATTATATTAAACAGCGTGTAGAGGAAGATGAAGTTAAACGACAAGCTAATAAGTTGTTTAGGGAGAAATATCCTGATAAGTTATACCCTGATGAGGCGGTTGAAAAGTTTACGATTGAGGTAGAAAGATTGTTTGCTGATGCATCAAGGCTTAAAGGTGAGTTATTAAACAAAGCTAAAGTCTCTAAAAGTCAGTTTGATTTAGAGATGAAAGAGTTAGATGCGTCAATAGAGGCTGAATTATTACAAAAGAAAGCGGAGCTGGAGCAGATGTATGATGCCGGCGCTATTTCTGTTGATGATGCTAATCGTCAGCTTGAAGAACTAAGAAAGAATAAAACGTTGATATATAATGAACATATTCGCAGATATAACAGCAATGTTATTGATGCTTTGAATAACGCTCATATAAGTCTTTTTGATACGTTTAAGGGCAAACTAAGTGATTTGGAGCGTGAGTATGGAGTTACTATTGACGGGAAGTTATCTAAAGATGTAGTTGATAGGTATGAAGATGTGTTTGCGGAGGTTTATGCGGAACGGCAACGATTCTCGATGGCTAAATGGAATGCTCTTCCACGTAGTGCGCAGATAGCTATGTCGTTTTCTGCTGGTGTTTTAGATTTATTTAATTCTATCGGTGGAGGCCTTAATTGGTTAGGGTATTATGAAGCAGGTAACTATTTATCGGATATGGCGATGGATTTTTACAAGAGTGCGGATATTCCTGTTTTTGAGTTAGACAAGTTGCTAACTCCTGATTGGTGGATCGCCAATGGCGTGCGTACACTTCCCTTTACTCTTTCTCTTTTACCTACAGGTTATGGAGTTACTTTAGGGTTATCAAGTGCATTGGCAAGGACGGCTATGCCTGTCTTATTAAGACAATTAGTGGCAGGAGCTGGAGGAGCTTTAATTAATCGTCCGATAGAAGGATGGTTTAATGCGGGTGGATCATTTAATGAGGCAATGGAAATGGGAATGTCTGTTGAACAAGCTTCGCAAGTTGCCGCATATGTGATGAAGAATGAAGCATTTTTATATTTTAATGATGCCATGCAACTGGGTTTAGCGTTTACGCCTGCAAAAGGTTTCTTGTCAAAATTATTATTGTTTCTTTATGAAGGTGCATCGGAGGGAATAGAGGAGTTATTGCAAGGTTATTGGCAGCATAATGCAATAGCCAGACGTGATGATGAAACTCCTATTTTGTCATTGATGGAATATGCTAAGACGGATATGGCTCTTACAGAGATGATATTAGGGACTGCTACAGGATTGGCTTTTCAGGGAGGGGCGGAGACTATCAAGTATATAGCAGGTATGAAAAATATTGATGCTGACAAATTTGCTGAAGATAAGATTACTAATTACATGATAACAAATTTCTTTTCAGATGAGGAGAGTAATGTTCCATTAGAAAAACGTAGGGATGATGCTTTTAATATGATAGATGTTTTTATGGAGCGGGGTTCGCTTACAGAAGAACAGGCTGACTATCATAAGAAAATGACAAATTATGCTTATGAACTCAAGGTTAGTGGACTTGGTTTTGATGAAGATACAAGGGTTGCGCTATTGGAATATTATGGTAATATTCTTGCTTCCGAATTATTGCTTAGCAAATTAGGTGATAAAAATATTGACGCTGCAATAAGTGAAAAGTTAAATAGGCAGCGTGCTGATTTACAAAAGATGTTATCAGGTGAAATTGCTATTTACATGATAAATGAGTCAATCATTAGTAATGAGCAATTTAAGAAGTTTATAGATGATCCTTTGTTTATAGAAAAGTTTGTTAATGATAACATAAAGGTTAAGGTTGTAAACAGTGATTTGACGCTTATGGATAAATTGGCTCAAAGAGCTGATGAGTTTACAAAGTATAAACAACAACAGGCTGAACAACAGGCTGAACAACAGACTGAACAACAGGCTGAACAACAGACTGAACAACAGACTGAACAACAGGCTGAACAACAGGCTGAACAACAGACTGAACAACAGGCTGAACAACAGGCTGAACAACAGGCTGAACAACAGGCTGAACAACAGACTGAACAACAGGCTGAACAACA